GGTACAAAGAAAAGTTAATTTTCTCGGGATAACAACCAATTCCCTATCATCGATTTAATATAACCGTCCACTTCGGTGGACATAAGGAGTAAACTATGGCTAATAGAAATAGCGCAGGATGGGGATTTAGACCAGCTGGGACGTTAGGTAATACACCGGCGACTCAAGGTCTTTCTCAGTACTGGATAGATGCTGGATACTCAACCTCTGATTTATTTCACGGACAGGCGATGAAATCGTCTGGTGGATATTTGATCACTGGTGAAAGTGCAACTACTGTTACAACAGTAGGTGTATTATTCGGTATCTATTATAATGCGGCTACCACTTTGAAACCTACATGGGCTCATTGGTACGACGCAACAATTACTCCAGCAAACAGTGAAGACACTCAAGCGTTTGTTAATGATTATCCTTTTCAGAAGTATACTATAGCTTCAGATGATGCAGTAGCAGCAGATGTTCCTGCAGCTCACGTGAAGTTTATGGAAACTTTCTCAGTGTATGCAAATACAGGTGGAAATACGACTACAGGAAACTCAACAGCAACGCTCGATATCGCGGCAACGAATGCAACAACTCACTCTTGGAGACTATTAAGAAGTGCGGAAGATCCTGAAAATAACGATCTTACAGCAGCTTATTGTACCCTAGAAGTTGTTCAAAACTTGTCCGAATTTGTCGGAACTGGAACGTAATAGGAGCATAAAACTATGGCAATATCAAGAGCACAGCTAGTTAAAGAACTAGAACCAGGTTTGAATGCACTATTTGGCCTGGAGTACAAACGGTATGAAAATCAGCACGCTGAAATTTATACAACTGAATCAAGTGACAGAGCTTTCGAAGAGGAAGTTATGTTATCTGGATTCGCTAACGCACAAGTAAAAGTAGAGGGATCTGGCGTATCATTTGATGAAGCGCAAGAAACTTATACTGCACGTTACACTCATGACACGATTGCTTTAGCATTTGCAATCACAGAAGAAGCTATCGAAGATAATCTCTACGATAGAATTGCTTCTAGATACACAAAAGCTTTGGCAAGATCTATGTCTAATGCGAAACAAGTAAAAGCTGTAACACCTTTAAATAATGGCTTGTCCTCAGTGGCAACATTTAATTCAGGTGACGGCATATCTTTGTTCTCAACTAACCACACAACGGTTAGTGGAACAGCGGTAAAAAATACTTTAACTACGCAAGCAGACTTAAACGAAACATCACTAGAGCAAGGTCTAATCGACATTGCTGGAATGACTGATGAACGTGGATTGAGAGTGGCAGCTAGAGGGGTGAAAATGATTATCCCTTCAGCTAATCAGTTCAACGCTGAAAGATTGATGAAATCTCAAGGCAGAACTGGAACAGCAGATAATGATATCAATGCTGTAGTATCAATGGGAATGGTTCCTCAAGGATATAGAGTGAACAATTTCTTAACTGATACTGACAGTTGGTATATTATTACTGATGTGCCTAACGGTATGAAAATGTTCCAAAGAGCAGCTTTAAAAACTGCTATGGAAGGTGATTTCGATACTGGCAACGTTAGATACAAAGCTAGAGAAAGATACTCATTTGGAGTATCCGACTATAGAGGTATCTTCGGTGTTGAAGGTGCGTAATAACTAAATTTAATGAGGCGGCCTTAAAACCGCCTCATTTCTAATATAAGATGAGAAAATGAAGAAATTCCTAGTACAGATATGGGCTTATGACTATCACGCTAAATTTGAAATTTTAGCGGAAGATAGTGCATCCTCAATTGAAAAAGCTATCATTGACAAACTAGGAGAAAAGAGTATAAAATGGGAAAATCTCGGGAATGCGTATCATGACCGAAAAAGAATAACCTATGAGGAGGTTATAGATGACCGAAGACCTATACAATACAAAGAGGTCCTTGGAACTAGAGTGGCAACAGGAGCACCTGAAGGCAGGTAAATATACCTTAAATATGGGGTATATTGACAAAAAAATTCAGGAAGTTATTAAAGAGATAATTGCCAAAGAGTTTGAAGAAGATACTCGTCTTACTAAAATAGACGGGGCCAAGGCCGAAGTTTCGATAGCCACTTAAGCGCTGTCAAAAATCAATTTTTTCCTAAGGATACCTTGCACTCTTTTTAAAAATAGAGTATAGAAAAATTACTATATAATTAATTAAGAACGTAGACGCAATATAGTCGACGGCCTAGAGACTACGTTCAGAAACTAGGAGGATAATTATGGCAAAATCAACTTTTTCAGGTCCAATAAGATCTGAAGATACATTTAAAACAGTCAGTAAAGCGGCATCTACTGGAACGGTTACTGAAGTCATCACTTTAGGTGATGGACCTGTTACATTGGGAGATGAAGATAAAACTCTCACTAATGCTACACATAGTGGAAGACTACTTGTAGTTCCAGCGATCACAGCAAATAGAACGATCACATTACCATCACCAGTTGCTGGTGCACACTTTAAATTTATTTATGGTGGCGCTGCAGAAGAAGCAGAAAACCTTATCTTTGATACAGGTGCTAATGCTAATTACTTTATTGGTGGTATCGTTCATATACAATCAGATGCAGATAGTTCATCAGTTTATTCTGATGGAAACTCTAACTCAAAATTAACTCTTACAGACTTCGGCTGTTCGGAGATTAACATTTTAGCTAAAGATAGTACTAACTGGCTACTTTGGGGTTGGTCAGAAGGTGCAGATGCACCTGCATTTGCAGATCAATAATAAATAAAATATGATGGGGCTTCGGCCCCATCTAGTAATCTTAATTAAGGAGGGATTATGGCAGACACAGTAACAGGACCAAGTATCTTGCAAGAAAATGATGCAAGAGTGGTTATCAAAATAGTAAATCAATCAGACGGATCAGGTGCAACAACTGTATTTGGTGACGTTTCGGCAATGGCAAAGAATAATGAAGGTTCTTCTTGCGTACACCTAGTGTTACAAAGAATATGGTTTTCATGTCAAGGCGGTGATGGTGGAGATTCATACGCACGTTTAGATGAAGAAGACGATGATGGGGACATTCCAATTATTGGTTTAACAGGAACAGGATATTGGGATTTTAGAGAATTTGGCGGAATGAAAACTGACAAATCAGCAAATACCAATGAAAGTGATGTTAACTTAGTTGTTCCAAGCACAGCTGATGCCGCGAACATGTATACGGTTGTAGCGGAATTCAAGAAGTTATATTCGGACGCATAGGAGGTAGCAGATGGCTAACACTACTTCTGGAACAGTTACTTTTGACAAGACTTTCGCTGTTGATGAGATTATAGGGGAAGCGTACGAACGGATTGGCTTACAGTCTGTTTCAGGATTTCAATTAAAAACAGCAAGGCGTTCTTTAAATCTAATGTTTCAAGAATGGGGCAATAGAGGTTTGCACTACTGGGAAGTAGGAGATACCGATATTGATCTTGTTGAAGGCCAAGCTGAATATATTTTCTACAGAGCATCAGGCGACGGAACTTCTGCAACAACAGCAGGAGGAACAACTGGAACTTCTACCTATGGAATAGCAGATGTTTTAGAAGCGACTTATAGAACAGGTCGAACTGAAACAACACAGGCAGATTCTACTCTTACAAAAATAGCTAGATCAGCATATTCTGCATTAGCAAATAAATTATCTAAAGGAACTCCTTCTCAATACTTTGTTCAACGATTCGTTGATAAAACAACCGTTACACTTTATCCAACACCAGATTCTACTGCAGCGGCGAAATTTGTTCATATGTTTTTTGTAAAAAGAATTCAAGATGCAGATGCGACATACACAGATGCAACGGACATACCTTATAGATTTGTCCCTTGCATGGCGTCAGGCCTATCTTTTTATTTATCACAAAAATATGCACCACAAAGAACACAGGAATTAAAATTACTTTACGAAGATGAATTAGCACGTGCTCTATCAGAAGACGGGTCTGATGCTAGCACTTATATAACCCCGAAGAATTATTATCCGAATATATAATGGCATACGCAAGAGGAAAATACGCAAAAGCAATATCAGACCGATCCGGCATGGAATTTCCATATAATGAAATGCTTACAGAATGGAATGGCATGTTTGTTCATAAGTCTGAATATGAAGCTAAACAGCCACAACTAGATCCAAGACCGCATGGAGCAGATCCTCAGGCCTTGGAAAACGTAAGAACGGATAGAACAGAAAATGCTGTTGCGCAGTTATTGATCCATGATCCGTTTACCACGTACGCGGCTTCATCAGGCATAATCAACGTTAACACTCCAAACCATGGTTTAACAAATGGAAGTACTTACAGGTTCCGTGGATCGCCAACAATTGCAGGAGCGTACGCAGATCCGGCGACCTTTGACGGCATTGCCGGCTCAAACATTGCAAAAGCGGCAGGGTATGCTATTAATACAGGCAAGTATGTTAGCGGCGCTAGAGATACGGATTTTACAGACGACTGGTTTTATTTTACTGTAGACACTAGCACGGCAACAACAGGAGGAATTACAGGAGGAGGGTTTCCGGTCTCGGTAGGACCAGCGACTTTATCAGCATAATGGCAGGATTTACATATTCAACACTTACAACAGCAATTTTAAACTATACAGAAGTTGGAACCGGCGTACTTTCAAGTACGATTACAGATCAGTTTATAGATAATTCAGAACTTAGAATTCAAAGAGATGTTCCAATTGATGCAGATCGAAAAGAAATGCTAGGTAATTTAACTGCTTCAAAAGACAATGTTTATACTCCAGCTGGAACATTATTTGTAAGAGGAATACAAGTTTATACCTCAACGACTGCTGCAACAGGAGCTAATAGCTGGCTGGAAAAAAAGGATATTAGCTATTTAAGGGAGTATGACGCGGCTGAAACGACTACTGGCACACCAAAATACTATGCAATGTCGGGAGGAGCGGAAGGAACGGGCGCAACTTCTTCAGGAAGAATCACGATTGTTCCAACTCCCAGTTCAGCTTTCATGTACAAAATTC